TTGCGCAAGGCTGGTGGCGAGAACCGCCGTGGGGCAGAACTCGCCTTGGCCGCGCTGGTTGTAGGTCGTGGCCGAGTTCGTCTTGCTGTACAGGTCGTAGTTCAGCGCCCCTGGCGCGGGGCGGCCGCCCAGGGTCTGCAGGAANNCAGTCGGTGGCATCGAGGTAGGCGAGCTCGGATGCAGACAGCGCGCGGGCCACGTCCCAGTACGGCGCTTCGACCAGACGCCGTGGTGTGGTCGCGGATGGCGCTGGCACCGGGTCGGTCCAGCCGGTGGGCTGGGATGCGGTGTAGGCCGCTGACGGCAGGCCGAACACATCCTCGACAGCGTCGATGCTGATGGCGCCGTTGGTGAGTGACCCGCCATCGACGCCGGCGATACGCATCACCAGACCGGCGATCCCGAGCGCAGGCCACTCCAGCTTGAAGACATCGCCCGGGTACAAATTCCAGGCCTTGCGGTTCACCTTGAGCCGCACCTTGGCGAGCGGCGTGGACACGGATGCCAGATCGCGCATCGCGACGCGGGCGGCGAGGTTGTCTGAGGTGATGCCGGGGTAACGGCGAGTTTGCGACACCACGGCGCCCTGAGCCTGGATATTGGCCAGGTCCTGGACCGCGATGCTGGTCTCCTTGAACGTGTCCGGCTTGGTGTAGATGAGCACGATCTCGTTGGTCGTCTCACCCCAAGCAGCGCGCTGAAAGCTCTCCAGCTCGATGACGTTGTCCGGGTTCAGGATGGGGAGCGTCGCTACGGTGTAGTCCGCCCGCACCAGCTTCAGGACGAAGCGTCCCGTCGACGGTGACGTCGTGAGCACACCGCCGATGTGGTCCATCACCTCTTTGACGAACTGCTCGATCTTGCTCTGCTGCAGCCAGATCATGTTGAGCCCGAAGCCTTCGTTGGACAGCACATCAGCCGCCGCACGAAACGAGGCATCGTCGATGCTGGCCGTTGGATATCCCATGCCCCAGGCGGCATTCGTCAGGCATTCGTAGACGATGTGCGCTGGGTTGGCCGCGCCGTTGATCTCCGCCTTTGCTGAGTACCAGTCGCGGAAGCAGCGTTTGACGCGGACGGCCCACGGCTTAATGTAAGGATTGTTGGCGGCGATGTAGAGCTGGCGCAGGATCAGGCTGAGCACACCGCGATACGCGGGTTGAGGGGAGCCGATCTTCGACACGAGGTAATCATTCGGCGTCTGCGACGCTTGGCCGAACGCGGCATCGATGGCGCCGGAAATGCCGCCTTCGCGCTTTTCGCCACCGAACAGCTCGGGCATGTTCACCGTGATCCGGCCGCTGGCGGTGAGGTTGCCGCTCCATGCCTGGCGCTCGCCGACCTGGATCTCGGTGATGGCATCGACCGGCCCGTGACAGATCGCCAGGTGCATCCCCAGGTAGTAGCGGTAGCCGACCGTCTGCGACTTGCTGCTACCGCCCATCGTTCACCTCGAGGCCAATACGTGCGCGGGCGGCGGCAACCACGTCTTCGGCCATGCTGTCCCCGGTTGCCAACAGCAGTGGCGCAGGCAATCCCTGGTCGATGAATTGGCTCCAGTCGAGCTGGTGCCGCGCGAACCACTCCCGCGCGCCGCGATTGCAGTAACCCAGGCTGCGCATGTCGCCGTGGGTCACCAGGATGTCGGTCATTTCTTTCCACCTTTCGATTTAATCGGTGTGGTGCGCAGATCGCCGTACCACACCACGTTGGCGCTCTTCACCAGCACAGTGCCGAACACGACCGGCACCGGGCGACCCTCATCGGCAGTCGGCGCATCGAAGTCTTTGAGTTCAGCAGCCTGGGGTTGCGGCGGTTTTGGCTGGAGCGCGTACTGGATCAGTGCGGTGACGATCCAGACGATGATTTGTGCCCAGGGCATACCGTCTACTCAGTAAATGGGGCTGCCGCCGAAGGGGTTCTTCGTCGGGATGAATGGGAAGCCGCCGAAATTGGCGCTGTTGCCAAACTTGGCCGCACAGGTCGCGAGAGTCCGGTCGCAACCGGGATACAGGTAGATCGTGTCGCCCACGGCGAGTCCGGGCGGCACGGCCGACAGTGTGATGACGTCCAGGTTGTGGGCAACGATCATTCGTTTCTCGGTGATGCCGTTGGCCGCCCAAGTGGCAAAACCGCCAGCGAAATGACCCGTGGCGTATCCGGCCGCAGACGGCACGCTCAGCAAGACTCCGGCGACGGACACCACGGTGCCTGGCACGCGATAGATCACCGCACTGGCCTGGCAAGACGTGCCGTAGAGCACATGCGGGCAATTGCGTTGGTAGAGGCGGCGCAAGCCGGTGCGCTGCAGGCTGGTGTAGACCGGCTCACAGTTGAGCTCGACCTCGGAACCGCGCCATTCGACGTTCAAGACGCGTCCCATCCACACCGCGACGGTTTCTGGATCATTCCGGTGCTGGCGATAGATGGTGAGCAAGGTCACCTCCGATGGCGGTGTTGCGATGAATGCCTGAGCAATCTCGACATCACGAGCCAGCGAGATCCGCAGGCCGGACCTCCCGATCTCGCCGGTCTGCTCGATGCTGCCGCGCTTCATCGGCACGGCCACATAGGCATAGGTGGCGTAGCTCGCGTCCTGCGCGCCGCTCGTATAGCGCCACGTAGAACCGCCACGGCGAAACTCGTACAGTTCGACCGGACTGCTGGCGTCCGTGGATACTTCTCTGCTGGCGTAGGTCATGTGTCATCCCGAATGCTTCTGACGGAGATCGATACCTCCGCCGTGTCGTCTGTCTGATGGGCGATCTCGATGGCATCGCTGTCCAGACGCACCAGCTTCATGAACGACACATGGCGGATCTGTTCGGGAAGTAGCGCCGCGCCCACCACGCTGTCGATGGCGATGCTCTCAGTGCTTGGCGAAAGCGCCGTGGCACCGGTGATGCGCCGGTAGTAGCGACTGCCGGATGTCGTGGCGATCAGGATGTCGCGCCGCCCGATGGCGGCTGGCACATTGGCGGCGTAGGCGCGGTTCTCCACCGTGATGGCCGAATCAAAGGCCCCGATCGGGCTCACCACCTTTAAGTCGGATTGAAAGCTGGGCATCCAGAATGCCGTCAGCCTGCCGGCGCGGGCGGCCAGCCATGAGCGGAACGCAGTGATCGCGGCACGCCCAGTGATCAGCCACCGATGCGTCCGGCGAACCGTGCCAACACCGGAAAGATCGTCGATGACGCGTCGGCCCGTCAGAAAATCCAGTTCATTCAGCTTGCGGGCGTAGTCTGTATCGACGTCCTCGGTCCAGTTGGTGGCGGTGAGCAAGACGGGGTAGCCCCGGTAGTCCAATGTCTCTGTGGCTGCTGGAAGCAACCACTCGTCCTCAAACTGGAAGCGCAGCGTGGCTTGGCCGATGGCATCGCTCAGGTAGGTCAGTCCAAGGTCGTTCTGAACTCGGGCGGGCCGCACAGGCAGGATCTTGGTACCGACCGGCCAGGTAGAGTCCAGCGGGCTCTTGATCGTCAGTGACGTTGGCAGGACCGCCGTGATTTCGGCAAACTCCGACTCCATGCCCAGAACCAGTCCAACCAAACCGCCCACGGCAAAGTCTCGATTCGCGGTTGTCACGGCAATGGACGTCGAGCCGGCTGGGATCGGTCCTGCCGCCAGCGCGACGTCGGTCCAGAGCGGTAGGCCAAAGACGCGCGCCTGCCATGACAGCAGCAGGTTTTCCATCTTCACCCGTTCGGTGTCGGAGCCGACCAAGGCGCTGTACTCAAAGCTGCGCCTTGCACCGGCACGCAAGCGCACGCGCTGCTCGAATCCGGCATGGGACTCCATCACATCTGTGAGCCATTCCAGCCGCTCGATGACCGGTTGCACCCAGTTCGGCGCAAAGATCCATCCGACGATACGGCGTCCGGTTGCGAGCAAAGCGGCATCGTCGAAGGCGAATGCGAACAGAAACGTCGCGTTCACGGTTGGCGGACCATTCGGCGTGACCGCGAGCGTATAGAGCCGCGATTCATTGGCGGCAAACACAGTGGGCGCGGGTGCCGGCCCGATCAGCGTCATGCCTTCTGCGCCGGTGGCGGTCAGGGACCCTAAGGTGTTCGGGGTCAGCCGTGCGTTCCAGACCTCGATCGTGCGGCTCTGCTCCGAGGCCAGACTGCCGAGGTTGATGCGCCCGGGCAGCAAATGCACCCGGAAGTAGTAATCCTCGAAGTAGCTCGGCACCTGGATGCCGGTCAGCGCCCGCTGCGCAGGAACCGTGATGTCGGTTGCGTAGCTTCGCGCTCCATTCTCCGCCCGTGGCGAATCGCTGGCGGTGTACGGATAGATGGCGGCAACCTGATACCCGTCGATGCTCAGGAGCGGGTTCAGTGAGCCAGCCTGGGCGCGATCGAGCACCATGCCTGTCAAGACCGGCATGTCATAACTCTCGGTTGAGGTAAAACGGGAAGATCAGGGACCGTCGTAGCGCACAGCCATCGCGATGGTCCCGGAGTGAGTCGCGCCGTTGTATGGCGATGCGGCGCGACTCGCGGTGTTCTTGCGATACACAGGTGCAATGAACCAGCGCTCGGACCCAAGCGTGAGGATCTGCCCGTCGTCGATGTTGTCGTTGCGCGTCATCCGTAGATGCGGCAGTTCCGCGACGTGCGACCAGAAACTAGAGGGCTGCAACGCCATGATGTGGATGCGCGTAAGCACAGCTTCGCCGTTCCAGTTATTGGGCTGGGTCAGCAGCAACGTTGGTACTGCAATGGTGGCGCGCGCGTTGTTCGGATTCGCCGTGGAGACGCCCACGGGGTTGTTCCACCAGCCGTGACCGTTGAAGTTAAGGTAGATCGAACTGTTCTGGACGCCTGTGGTGTCGTTGGACTGCCAGAAAGGTGCGCCAGAGGTGTTGCCGCCACCGCTGCCGGTGCTGCCATTGGAGTCGATCGCCACGCCCGCACCGGTACTGATATCAGACGTCGCAGTACCCCAGTGCCAGATGGCGTTGCCGAGCACACCAAAGCTGCGGGCTTGGCCAAGCGACAGCCATTGCCACCACATCACCTGATAGTTCACGGCCACGATGATGTCGTCCGGCGCCGTGTGGACGAAGATGTGGTACGTCACCGGATAACTCAGCAGCGTATTACCGGCTTGACCCAGCCGGTTGGTGATTCCGACCATCTTTGCCGCTGGCGTGATCAGCGTGGCGCCGGAGTAGCCGAGCGCCGCCTGTACCAAGAGGTTCAAGCCGCTGACGGTGAGGCGGCCATAGATGTCCCCTTTGTAAAGCATGCTGTTGCTGGCGTCCCAGGACCAACCATTGTCGGTTCCGGCAGTGACTACAGCATTGAGCAGATCGCTGGCGCTGTTGGCCAGCCCAGTGACGTAGGGCATCAGGAGAGCTCCAGTGCGATGTAGTCGCCAAAGGACGTGCGGCCAACGTCCTGGATAACCACAAAGTTCTTACCGTCGATGACGAGCGTGTTCTCGACGACGTTGTCGAAGCCGGTGATGTGGAAGATCCCGTCCAGCGCGCCGTAAATGTTTCCTGAGTCGTAGAGCATTACCGGGTAGAGCGCGTAGGTGGTTTCTGCCGGCCGGCAGGCGTTGGCCATCGTCGTTTGGCCCCAGGGCGTAGCGAGCGGCGCTTTCCAGGTGCCGTCGTTGAAATGCATCCGCAGGTTGTTGCGATTACCTTTCCACGGCATCGTGTGGGTCGTTTCGGAGTAGCGCGTGGCGGAGGCGCTGGTCAGCATTCCGGCCGCAAACAGCGGCTGGGGATATTGGCCCGGAGATGCGTAGGGGAAGAACTTGCCTATCCCGAAAGATTCGTACACCGGCGTGCCGACCTTCATTGCTACGTTTAGCCGCTGCCCGTTGACGGATAGCCAGTAGTCGATGCGCTGGTTATGGGCAGGCACGCCGAGAACCGGCGAGATGCCCGGCTGGGTCAGGAACGAGTTGGCAGCGACATAGCCCTTCATGGTCGCCACCGCCAGGTTGTAGTAGTCCGCGTTGCTGTCCTGGTAGCAGTAGACGCCGCAGAAGATCTGCTCGGTGCCCGATAGGCCGGGCGCCATCATCAGCAGTTCCCGGTTCGTGATGGCCGTGTCGTAGCGGAGAATGGTCCAACCCTCGGCCAGACAGACGTCCCGGATCGTTTCGAGCATCTTGTAATGGGCGAGCATCGTCGAGTTGTCGACGAAGCCGGTGTAGGCCGTCATGTCTTTGGTCCTTGCGGGATTCGGTGTATCGGTCAGCTCAATACCTGCCGCACGGCGCTGGCGTTGCGCTGCAGGATGTTGAGGATGGTTTTTTCACCTGAGGAGGAGTTCAGGTAATCGGCGGCCATCGCTGGGTCGATGACATTGACGATGCGCACTGACTGGCCCGGGGCCTGCGCCGGGGCGGCTTCGGGCACCAGACCGCCGGCGGCAAATGCCAGCGTCGGGCCTGCCACTCTCGGTCCGGCTGAGATGCCGTTGATCGACTGCAGAAAAGCCACACCGACACGCTTCACGGCTGCGGCGTTGACCACGTACTCGCCGACGGACAGGCGTGCCGGGATCGAGTCGCTGGTAGATGTGCCCGGACCGGTCACGTAGCCGCCCGTCGCAAATCCCTTGAAGAAGGATGAAACCAGCGCGCCGAAGCCTCCCGTGCCGCCCGCCCCACCGCCGCCGAACAAACTCCCGAATAGGGATTCGGCGAGCTTCTGCGAGGCAATGCGGTTGATCGCCGCCAGCACGGACCTCGCGAAATCGGCGAAAGCGTCCTTCGCAGACTTGGCGCCGCTGCCGATGGCCTCGAACATCTGGGCGAACCCATCCTGGACCGCGCCGTCGATGGCCACAGCCACGTCGTCCACCACCAACTTGACCTGGGCAATCTCGTTCTTCCATGCCTGCACGCGCGCCAAAGCGTCAGGACCGATCGCCGTGGCGCTGGCCTCGAGCTGCGGCAGCAGAGATTCCAGGGTCACCCCGGTTTCCCGGTGCAGGGCCAGGATCTGTGCGCGTGCCTGCGACTCGGTCAGCAGGCCCGATTGGCGCTGCAGATTGATGGATTCCTCGGTGGCCCGCATGCGGCTGAGCGCGTCATTGAACTGGCGTTCATAGGTGGCCAGATCCGCTGCCGTAACCTTCACGTCAATCAGTCGCGCGACAGTTGCCACACCCTCGTTGTCGCCCTCGGCTCGGAGGCGCTCGATGAGTGACTGGTACTGGCGCTCGACCGCAGCACGACGGTCCTGACCGGTTGCAGCACCGGTGAGATCGAGCAACTCCTCCCGAACGCGGGCCAGTTCATCACGCAAGGAACGCTCGGCGTCGGCGGCCTTGCGCGCGTTGGCGACCTCGACATCGGCCCGCTTGTTGTTGAGTACGATGAGGTCGGCCTCGATCTTGGCCACCTCGGCACGGGCCTTGATCCGTGCGCCTTCGTCAGCACCGGACGCCGCGATGCGCTTCTGCTCGGCCAGCAAGGTCTGCGTGCGTGCGATCTCGGCGTCGATCTCGCGCGTTTCCAGGGCGGTTTTGGCGGCGTAGTAGTCCGCCAGCGAGATCAGCCGCCCGTCGAGCGCCTCGTCCAGGCTGCGCGACTGCCGGTCCAGCACGTCCTTGAGCAACTTGAGCTCGGCATCGGCCTGTGCCTTGGCCAGTGCCAGTCGTGCCGCCCCGTTGTCCCCGGTGGCCCGTCCTGGTGTGCGCAGACGATCGATCAGACTGGGGTCCGCAACGATCGCCGGTGCCCGCACCTCGACCGGCTTCGGGTCGAAGAGGCTGTCGCGGAATTCGGCGAGTTCGTCCAGCCGCTGGACCAGACTGCCCTTGAGTTCCGTGATGATGGCTTTCGCGCCGGACACATTGCCGGACAAGGCTTCGACGGCGGCTGCCATGCCTGCCCCGATGGCTTCACCCAGCGCCACGAATGCCTTGCCTACGGTGGCGGCACCCAGCGCCAGGGTTTTGAGCACCAGCACCACGCTGTCCAGGATGGCGCGCAGCGAGCCACCTTGTTTCGCCGACTCCACCATCCCGTTGGCCATGTCGTTCATGGCCGGCAGGAATGCTTCGATCACTCGGTTGCCGATGCTGGTGATCGCCAGTCGCACCTTGGCGAGCGAGTCGTTGAACACCTCGGCCTGTGCAGCGGTGTCGCCACCAATCTGCACGCCCAGGGCTTGCAACTCCGTCGTCAGCGCCTCGACGCCATCACGCCCCTGGTTGAGGAACGGGATGAGGTCGGCGCCCGATTTGCCGAAGAGATCCACCGCGAGCGCGGTCTTCTGGGCACCATCGGGCATTGCCTTGAAGCGGTCGGTCAGGTCGAGCAGGACCTGATCCGTCGCGCGCAACGTTCCGTCCTGGTTCTGAATGGAGACGCCGACCGCAGCGAATCCTCGCGCTGCCTCGTCCGATCCGGTGGCCGCATCCAGCATGCGGGTGGCGAGCTTGCGCAAGCCACCTTCGAACTTTTCTCCCGAGACGCCGGCGAGATCCGCGACTGGGATCAGGGTGGAAAGCGACTCGACAGTGATCCCGACCCGCTGCGACAGCTTGGACAGCGAGTCCGCCGAGTCGAGCGAGGCCTTGACCATCGCGCCGAGACCGGCCGCCGATACGGCAAGGCCGAGCGTGCCGAGCAATCCATTGATGGATCGCGCCGCGTTGCCCAGGTCACCCAGATTGCGCTTGATGGAATCGAAGGCGCCACGGGTCTGGTCGACGGCAGTGATCAGCAGTTGTGCGCGGTTGTTGGCCATCAGGATTTCGCCAGTTCTTTCTGAATTGCGCCTGCCAAACGCGGCAGGGACCGCTGGACAGCTCCGGTCAGGTCCAGCCGCCGCTTGAGGGAGACGGACTTGACCAGCACGGCGATCGGAACTTCCTGACCGCGTTTGACCTGTTTGGCACCGGTGCGAGCGCGCTCGGCCCTCTTGAAGCGAGTGAGCTGGGATGCGTTCTCGCGAATGTTCTCGGCCATCAAGATGACCTTGCCGTTCCTCTCGACGAAGAAAGCGTTGCCCGATCGCATCAAGCCGTCGACCACCGCTTTGAAGCGCTTAGGCCCGATCCGTCCGGGAAGCAGCGGTATCAGCAGATTTCCGGAGACTGTTCCGCCTTTTTCGTGCAGACCCAGCCAGGGGATCTTGCTGCCCACCAGCAAGGCCGGCAGGCGATCGGTCTTCTTGTCCAGCACCTTGGCCTGCATTGAGGAGACGAAGCTACTGCGCTTGACGTTGAAGGCACCGCGCATCTGCGTGCGTGCCGCGTCGCGTACTTCGCGGCCACCGGATTGCATACCGCGCTTGAGCGCCGCCCGGATGGCATCGCGGCGCTCGGTGGACCAGGCATTGAATTGCCGAGCATCGAACAGTCCTGAGGCGGTCAGATCAATCTTCACGATCGAGCTCCCGCTGTAGCCGTTCGATGGATCGCTTGTCGCCTTGGCTGGCCACCGCCGTCACCCCAAGAAGCAGACTGGCGTGCTCACGGTCACGATGCATTTCGGCATCGAGAAACGCAGTCATCTGCGCGAGCGTGTAGTCCAGGACATCCGGCAGCCGGTGTCCGGCATGGATCAAACGGTGGATGGCGTGAGCCCAGCCAAGGGACCGCTCATTTGAGCGTTGATCCGGGCGGCGGCGTGCTGGATCGTCGGCACCACCCGCTGCACGAAAAAATCCGCATTCACCTCAAACAAGGCGGTGGCCAGTCGGATGGCGTCGTCCATCGCCAGCCCTGAGACCCACTCCTGGGGACGGCGTGAGGCCACGGCGATTGCCGTGATCAGCGCGTCGCCGTTGTCCGCCAGGAGCGCCAGCCAGTCCGGATCGCCGTCGACCAATCGGTGCGCGAAGGGTCGAACCGCAGCGAGCAGCGCCGGGATCTCGCCGATGCGAATGGGCGTGATCGCCAGCACGATCTCCGCGATTTCCAAGGTCAGCGGGGTGGGTGGAAACGCGTCGAAGTCGTTCATCACTTACCTCACAGCAGCACGATGCGGCCGAACTGGCCAAGATCGCCGGCGGCAGGCTTCAGAGTGTCGGCCAGCACCTGGCCCGACAGCTCGAACTTGAGCAGTTCGTCGGTGATGACCGAAAGCTCCTTGGCCGGATTGATTGCCACGCGGTAGAGATCGATCACGACTTCGCGGTTGCCGTCAGCCGTGTTCAGTCCCTCGAAGCGCACCCAGCGCTCGGGCAGCGGTTGGGTGAACATCGCCGTGCTCTGGGCCGCGCCGTAGGCGTAGTCCACCTTGAACGGCTCCACGTAGGGGCCGCCGGTGGTCTTGTCGTTGATCGCCAGCGAACCATGCTTGGCGTTGAGGGTGTACTGGCCTGCCGGCAGCGTCTTGGGGGTGGCGGTGGAATCCTTGACCACCACTGTCGAGACGTTCTGCTTGGCCAGCAGGTAGAGACTGCCAAGGGTGACGGGGTTAGGCAGCACCTCGGCGGTCACCGTACCGCTGACCTGGTCGGTGGTCGTGCCGTACAGCGCCAAGCCCAGGTTGACCGCGATCAGCTCTTCCAGCGTGCAGGCGAACTCACCCTTCTTGGTCTTGATCAGCTGCAGGTCGGTCAGGCGCTGGCCGCTGGTGGACTCCTGGTGTTCCAAGGTTTCAACCGAGAGAGAGACTTTGAGCTCGGGCACATTGCCCACGTAGCTCAAACCCTGGGGCTTGCCGGTGATGTCGCGGGCGCCGATGTAAACGCGCCCTTGTCCAGAAAAGTAAGGCATGGTCAGTCTCCCTTGCGTGCAGTGGGTTGAGGTGTGCCGATCGGCTCATCGATGCTGTCGGTGGCTTTGGCGACGCCGGCATCGATCAGCCAGCGTGCAGCGGCCTCGTCGAGGACGAGCAGATCGCCCGGCGCGAAGCTAACGCCGGCATGGGTATGGGGTTTCAGTAGTTCGATGTTCATGTCGGGCTATCCAGGTCGGGTCAGATCAAGTGCGTGGGTGCGGTAGCGGATCTCGTAGCGAGCAGGCAGCGCCACGGCTCCGGCGTCGGCGTCCTCCGGGTCCCACTCGCAATCGACCTCGCGCAGGGCCAGCGCCAGACCGCCAAGGTTGGTGTCGCTCATCAGGGCTGCGTGGGCGGCGACGACGGCCAGATCGGCTTGATCGAAGGCATCGTCCCCACGAGCCACGGCTACCAAACGCACCATCAGCAGCCGGTCGACGAGGTTGTTGGCATGCGCGGTGATGCTGTCGCCTTCGGAAAATAACAGCAGCGCGGGGCTGGCCTCGCGCGCCACCGGTACGGTCGGAAACCTCAGTACCGGCGTGGGCGCCACCCCGGCAGTGAGGCGCGCAACCACCTCCCGCAAGATGCGCTCGCGGATGGAGTTCATGAGCCGGAGTCCTCAGAGTCGAGAGAGTGAAGCGCGGCGTTCGCTGCCGTCGCCGATGCTGCGGATATCGCGGACGCGATACGTGTTGCCAGCGATGGACACGGTGTTACCCGCTGCCAGGGCAGGCAGCACCGAGGCTGGAAAGCGGATCGTGTAGTCGGCAGACAGGGCGAGCCCGTCGAGGACGCTCTCGTCCGGAGAGCGGAAATCGACAGCGATGGTGTGGCCATCGATTTCCGCATCCACCAGCAAGCCAGACCGGCTAGCGGCCTCATAGAAGTCCTCGATGCGCAACATCACACCGTCAGCTTCACGAGCACACCCGGGCGGTGGCACATGGGCAGCGGGTTGGACTGGGTATGCAGGTCGGTGCCACGATCGAACTTGCGCGGCTCCTGCTTGGCATAGAGCGTCTGCCCGATGGTGTTGACCGTCTCGTTGAAGTCAGCCGGCGCGAAGTAGGTGCCGAAGGTATCCACCGTACCCAGCGGGAAGGCATGGGCCTCGCCAGCCGCGATAAAGCGACGGGTGGTGCCGGTGGGATCGGTTGCCTGCCCGCGATACTCCTCGAAGGTGATGCCGGCGTAGGTGAAGCCCCGGCGCACGTCGTTGATCAGGATGGCGCCCTGCTGCCAGTTCTCGAACGCTTTCTCGACCTTGGCATGACCGGTCAGGGCGGCGAAGAACTCGGGCGAGCACAGACAGTGCACACCGGTCATGAATTCGCCCTTGAGGTTGTCCTCGATCGCGGCCAGGGTCGCGAGGCATTTCGCCTTCACATTGGTGCCGGCGTTGCCGAGATCGAAGGCGATGGTCTGCGGCGTGATGTCGAACTCGTCGAACAGGTCGTACAGCACGGAGCCATCGGCATCCAGGATGACGCCCTTGAGTGCACCCATGCGCAGGTGTTCCAGCGTGATCGCGTGCTTGTTGCGCATGGTCTCCAGGTGGCGCGCGATGACGCCCGCGACTGCTTCTGTTTCAGTCTCCGAGCCAAAGGCGCGGATGCCCTGAACCTCCTCCGGGAGGACGACATCGTCATGCGGGATGTGCGGGATCACGAACGAACGCAGGGTGCGCTTGCCGCGTACACCCACCGTGCCCGGGGCACCCGGCGGCAGTGTGGGCAGCAGATTCAGTACGCCGTTCATCTCCTCGACGATGACTTGTCGCTGGCGCACGGGCTTGGCCGGCATCAGGCCGAGATCCTCGATTCGGCCGTACCGGTTGGGGAGAATGTTGATGGCCGCCGTGAGCGCCGCCATCGAGAACGCGGGATTGGTAAAGGGGTTCTGCATGGTTGTCTCCTAATTCAGGCGGCGGTTCGGACGAGGACGCCACGCGCTTCGATCTGAGCGATCGCAGTGGCCTTCTCGGTAGGGGTGATGGCGACCGGCCACACCAGGGCATGGCTGGCGACGATGGCGTGGCGGGAGATCAGCAGCGCGTCTTCCCGGTCGATCAGGGTCGCGTCCACGTCAGCGGCGAGCACGCCGACCGCGTTCTCAGTGCCATCGGTGGCGGCCGGGTCGAGCGCTTTCAGCTTGCCGGTCGTACTGTCGCGGCCGACGATGGCGCCGAGCTGCAGGTTTTGACCGGCAGCGACCGTGGCCAGGTCGCGTGAATAGAGATTCGGCGCCTCGTACTTGAGGAGATCACCGAGGTTGTTGGTTTCCTGAATGGCAGACATGGCTTACTCCTTCGTGGCGAGTTTCTTGACGGCGGCAACGACCGGGCTGCTCTCCGGCCGCACGGTGGTTCCCGCATCGGCGGTGATGCGCGAGGTAATCTCTGGCTGTTCAGCGCGAGCCTCGAGCAGTGCGCGGCGGACTTGGGCCTCGTTCATCCCGGATGCGAGGAATTCCGCCGTGCGCTGTGGCGTGCCTGCGATCAGGCAGATCTCGGCAATGGCTTGTGCCTCGATCCGGCCGTTGGCGTGCGCACCGACGAGCGATGCAGACACGGGCGGGGTGGTGGGTTCTTGCGCTGGGGTGTCTGCCGGGTCTGGCGTGGCCTCCGGCTCGGATTCGTCCAGAGGGGGCTGCTGTTCGTGATCGGTCATGGTTTTCTCCAAATGAGACTGTTGTTGGCTGGAAATCTGCGGGCGTGCGTTCCGTGAAGCAGGCGAGGCACGGGCGAGCGGGCCGCGCTTCGCGGCGCCCGTACTGGGTGTCGCCAGCCGGCGTTGCGCATCCAGTGCGTTGGAGAACTCGATCAGGACCTGATCGAAACTCATCACCGCGTCAGCCAGGCCTGCCGTCACAGAAGCCTCGCCGAAGAGCAGGCTGGCTTCGGTCGCCCGCACGGCATCGCTGTCCAGAGCTCGCATTTGCGCGACCTGGCTGACGAAGATTCCGTAGAGCCGATCCACTTCCGCCTGCAGGGTGGAAGCCGCCTGTGGCGACAGCGGCGCGTGGGGAGAAAAGTCGTTTTTGTGGTGGCCGGCGTAGATTGCGGTGAAGTCGATGCCGTCCTTGGCATCCTTGACCGACTGATCGACGTGCAGCGCAATAACACCGATGGACCCCACCCCGGCGGTTTGGGACAGGGTCAGGCGTGATGCGGCGGCGGCAATCGCGTAAGCCGCCGAGTACGCGGAGTCATTGGCATGCGCCCAGACCGGCTTGATGTCATTGGCGGCGCGAATCCGCTCGGCCAGCTCAAACACGCCACCCGCTTCGCCGCCGGGCGAATCTAGGTCGAGCAGGATGCCGCTGACCTGTGGGTCCGCCAGCGCGGCGTCGAGGCGTGCCGCGATCTCCCCATAGGAGGTCAGGCCAGACGCCGCCTCCAGTCCCATCGCCCGTCGTACCAGGGTGCCGTGCACGGGAATGATCGCGATGCCGGGCTGCCCGACCGAAGTGCCCGGTTTCGAAGTGGGAAGCGGGACGGCAGCATCGATCTCGGGCAATCCGATGCGCGGGCCGAGGACGGACAGGATCACGTCCAGTTTCGAACGCGCAATGAGAAGCGGCGTCCCGTAGAGACGGGACGCCAGGTGTACGAGCTGCATGTCAGTTGTCCTGGGGTTCTTGCGCCGGAGCCGGGGCGGTCGTCGCGATGGGCGCTTTGTCGTGGCGCGGGTCGGAGTCGAAGACCAGCCCCAGCTCATCGGCACGTTGGTTGTCGGCCGCGATCTCGCGGTCGATGTCTTCAGCGTCGTAGCCGAAGGCGGAAATTGCTTCGGAACGTGAAAGCAGTCCGGCGCGAATCGCGGTGAGCATCGCGTCGAACTCCTTCTTCGGATCTACCCACTGCCAGCCCTGCGGAATCCACTTCGCGGCCAGGTATTCCCGCTTGCGTTCGACAAAGCCCGGCAGATCGAGTGCACCTTCGAGCCCAGCCTGTTCCATCCATGCGCGCCAGATCGGGCGGCAGAGCTGGTGGACGATCACGCCATGCTGGATCGCTTCGCAGCGGCGACGAAACTCCAGCAATCCGGCGCGGATTGACGAATAGTTCACCTGCGTCAGATCACCGGTGAGCATCTCGTAAGTGATGCCCATCGCAGCAGCGACGGCCCGGAACTGCATGCGCAGAAATTCGGCGTAGCTGGCACCGACGTCTGCCGGTTGGCTGAATTTCACGTCCTCGCCAGGTTCCAGTAACTGCATGGTCCCGGGTTCCAGTCCTGCCAGGGACACGCCGTTGGCGTCCGCCAGCCCTTCGCCCATGAGGGTGTCCTCGGGCGCCAGGCGGGTGATGAAGCCCGCGAACATCGCCGCCGTCTTTTTGCGCACCAGTTCGGCGTCGTCGTACTGATCCAGCTCATTGAGTTTGACCAGCGCCCGCGCCAACCACGGCTCGCCCCGGATCTGGCCAGGGCGCAACGGACGGAACAGGTGGATGATCTCGGAGGCAGGCACGCGCACGGTGTCCATGCCACCCGTGCCGGACATCGGCGCCAATGCGCCATCACCGGGGTGCGAGCGATACAGGTGGTAGGCGACGCGGCGGCCGAGCCGATCGAACTCGATGCCGGCCCGAACCACGGTGCCGGAAGGTAGCTCCAGGTTCATCGTCGTGGGCAAGTGTTCGGGTTCCAGCAGCTGGAGCTGGAGACCAACCGCCAGACCGTCTTCGGGTCGGCGATAGCGCAGCCGCACCAGCGCCTCCCCGCCTTCCAGCATTGCCCGGCAGGCGAGTGCTTGCAGGCCGTAGAAGTCTGTCAAGCCGGCTGCATCGGCATCGCTGCACCAGTCCCACCAGAGGGCGTGAATGGCTTCCCGCAGTGCGTTGTCCGAAAGCATCGACTGCGGCTTGATCCCCGTGCCGATCGCGTTGGCGACGAAGGCCTCCACGCCGGCGGCCGCCCACGCGTTGCGTCGCACCAGATCGCGGCTTTTGGCGCGGAGCTCGTTCTGGGTGAAGGCCAGCGCGGCAACGGCACCAGGATTTCCGACCTGCCAGGCGATCGCACGTCGACCACCGCCGATACCGTCGTAAGTCGGCGACGGGCCGCCAAACATGCCGCGCCGAAGTTTGGAGAACCAGCTCATCAGGTGGCCTTCCGGGTCGTGACGCGGATCTGGCGCGGGGCACCTGGCCACAGTCCGGTGGCCACGGCGTCTTCGAACAGGCCGCGCTTGACTTCGCGAATGGCGGTAGCCAACTCCTCGACGGTGCGGTACTCGATGGTCTTGTCGCCGAAACTCACGCGGCGCTCGCCCTTGGCCAGTGCGGCTTCAAGCGCATCGAGTTGGGACTGGGTATAGGCCATCAGCGATACACCACCAGGTTGATCTCGGTGGAGTCGGCAAACGACGTCGCCATCGTGGCGCAGGAGACATCGACGTACTCGGCAGTCTTCTGGTCGGCGCTGGCACGCGCGATTGCGATGCGCTGCGTGCCGCTGTCGGTGCTGCTGCGGGCCAGTGCAACCCAGCAGTAATCGGCATCCGGCATTGGCTGCGTGAAATGGACGCGGTAACGACCGGTCGCCAGGCGTTCCACGCTCACCACGTTGCGAGCGCCATGCATCACCATCTGGCCGTTGACGTAGCCGAAGCTCACCCACGCGCGAGCAAGTCCTGGATGAGATGCGTCGATCTTGGTCTTCACTTCGATGCCGATGCGCGCGGCGAGAGATGCGATGCGGTCGGAAAGCGACATCAGACCAGGGCTCCCTCGAACACGGCGACGAAGTCGGTGTCGGCATCGCCGATGGCAGTCAATGCAACCGCGCCGATGTTTGATCTGGCCTGCTGCTGCTCAATGACGGTCAGCGTCTGCGCGGCATCGAAGCGCACGCGGTTGTTGACAGCGGCAAGCAGCGCATCGAGGCCGCTGGTGCCGTCCTGTAGCAACTGCTGGATCTCTACCAGCGTGTCGTAGGCAGCATCGGCACCACCGAGGATCTCGGCTTTGAGCGTGTCGAGCAGCGTGACGATCTTGGTCGACGAGTAGGTGGTGGTCAGCGCCACGTTTGCGTCGTCGATACCGGTCCCGCTGAGAACGGCCGACTGAAGCTCATTGATGGCAGCCACCAGACTCGATTTGTCGGTCGTGGTCAGGCTCGCCAACGTGCCGGTCTTGCCGTTGAGCGTGTTGAACTCCTGGGCGATACGAATCACCAGGCTTTCGATGCGGGTCTGCAAACTCATGGGATTTCCTTTGTTGGTCAGGAGAGCCAGCGGCTGCGCACCAACTGGCGTGCGCGGCGACCTGGCCCAGAAACAGCGAGGCCACCGCGTTGGGTGGCCTCGTCAGTCGTTGTGGTGGTCACGGGGTCAGGCGGATCTGCCATCCCCAGTTGTCGCTCCAGCTCGCGCCAATGGCGTTCGTCGAAGCGATCCAGTCCCGCCGCTGAAGCGGCTGCGCGGGCGTAGACGTAGCAGTCCAGCGCCTCGTTACGCTCGCGCATCTTTTGCCACTCCCGGATGGGAAAGCCATTCCGGTCGCGTCGGGTGATGAGTTGTTCCGCGCAGATCTGCTGGATGAACTCCGCGTCCACATGCGGCAGATGGATGAATCCGGCCGGATAGATCGCGGTGATACCGTCCTCGGCCACATCCGCCGATTTGCGCAGGTTGTTGTAGAGCTCGAGCTTGGCAATGCCGACGGCGACCGAGAACACCTTGATACCTCGGCGCAGCTTCTTGCCGCCTTTGGAAATATCCACGGCGGTGGGGGTCCCGATCAGTGCCGCGCCGCGCGCGACACCTTTGATGGCCATGACGCGCGGGTCGCGACTGGCCCGCACGAAGGTATAGGCCTCTTGGGTGGCAAACCCAGTGTCTAAGGCGAACCGTGCCAGCGGCATCGCCGCGCCGGACGCGTGCGTCCAGTTTTCCGCGAGCAGATCCGCCAGTTGTTTCCAAACCGCATCCCGCGCGGTGTCGCCCATCAAGACGCGATGCTCGACCAGCCATGATTCCTTGCCGCGCCCGAAGGCCCAGATGGAGGCTTCGATGCGATCCTTCTGGACATCCGCGCCGCCCACCAGCAGGAGTCCACCGGGAGGAATCGATCCGACCGGGTAGTCCTCGCGCCGCTCGACGAGGCGTTGCCAATCCGGTGCTTCGCCTTCCTCGACCCAGGTCTCACCCAGTTCGGTGTTCTTGAACGTCTTGATGGCCGCCGCAGAACCCGACTCCTTGCTCACAGCCAGTTCCCAGGCGACGGCGATCTCGCGCCAACTGCGCCAGCCGACCGGGCTGTAGAGTGACGACAAGTGAAAGCCAGCCGTCTTGGCGCCATTCTCTGGTGCCAATGCGCGCCACTCGCCGTGTTCCAGCATCCAGGTCTTGTGGTGTTCGGAAATCGGCGCATCGCAGGATTCGCAAACATAGGCGGCGCTTTCCGGCTGGCCTTTCTCCCACCGCAGTTGTTCGAAGCGCAGCCACTGCCGGTGCGAGCAGTGTGGGCAGGGCACAAAGTAGCGGCGCTGATCGGATGCCTCATATTCCCGTTCGATGGCGCTCGCGCCAGAGATTGTTGGCGTCGAGACGATGAAAATCTTGCGGCGCGCGAAGGTTCGGGTACGCGCTTCGGCCAGTGAAATCGCGTCGCCTTCACCCTCAACGTCAAGCGGATAGCCGTCCACCTCGTCGAGGAACAGGTAACGCACTGGCATCGACCGCAGTCCGACTGCGCTGTTGGCGCCCGTCATCACCAGGACGCCGCCCCGGAACTCCTTCGCGAGAATGGTGTTGCCCGAGTCCCGGCTCCTGGCCGGTGCGATTAGCTCTGCAAGAACGCCCGACTCCTCGATCAGGGGATCGATCCGCTGCTTGGAGTTGCGCTTGGCCATCTCGACTGTCGGCCAGACCGCCATCATCGGGCCGGGCGCGTGGTGTATGACGTAGCCGATCCAGTTCGATCCCATCTCGGTCGCGCCGAGCTG